ACTACCTCTTGCTCTCTAATACTAGTACCAGCGTATTCGCAAATCTTAATAACAAGTTTAGGAAAATCAGATTCAGTTAATTCAAAGTCTTGATAATCACCAGCCGATTGGTTAAACAATGGGCTACCATTAACTAATGTATATGTCCACTTAGGGTCATATGGGAATCGAACATAATATGTTTCAACTCCACTTGTAATCGTTAATGGGTAAATAGTCATATTATCTCCTTGCATAACATATGCAGGGTATAATGTATTTGGTGCTGTTAAGTTAGATTGTAGCAATTTATAGACATTTCTTTGGTCCACATGCTCAATCTCTTTTTGGTTGTAATACAATGCATTAAGTAAGAACCATCCATCAGGCATCGCAAAAGTTTGAGATGGTGAATCGTAAACCAATGACACATTTTTAGAAAAATAATCAATGGTTTGGTCTAATTGCTTAGTTATATCAGAATAGCCTGATGACTCCATTCCTTTAAAATCCTCTAGCTTAGAGTTTTTAAAGTCCACAAAATATTGATTGAAGATTTCTAACTGAGCTTGCTTAGCAAACGAGTTAAATTCTTCAGGAGTTATATATCCATTATTATCCTTGTTAAGAATGGACATTACAGTATTTCTCACCGAATTTATCATGATGACAAAGATATAAAAAAAGGAGGACTTTTGTCCTCCCTATATTATTTGCTATATTTTTTTTCTAGCATTTTATACAAATCAATACCATCATCACTTTGCAGGTAAGATACAAGTAATTTAATTGGGTCTTCATTAAATGGGATACCCATTAATTTCTTTTTATTATCAGGCAAATTAAAGTAGATATCACGTCTGTTGTTCTTTAAAACAAAGAACCCATCTTGATATGCCTTAGCAGCAATATTCTGTAAACGCAACTCAGGATCGTTTAGCATATCCAAGAACTCTTGTGGATTGTTACGAGCATGAATTAAGATATCACGATTAAGCTCCTCGCTTGATAATTTATCAACACGTGTGCCTAATAGGATACGTCCAATAGCTTCTTTAGTTGCTAAGTCTAATGTACGAGCTGCTAACTGAGCATCTAATTGGATGTTCATCCAATCAATTTGAGCAGATGCATCTTTCTTAGTATCAACCTCTTCAAACAAAACACCGTTATCTGGATGAAATGCTAAGAACATTTGTAGCACTTGATTATTCTTTCCTACAGTTAATAGACCATCTTCAAAAACAATTGGATCTAAAATAGCATTTCCATCTTGCTCATCTACAAAAGGAGACTTTTGATTGATAGCATAACGCAATGCCCTGTTTTGATTTGTTGTTTCGTCAAAATATAATAATGGCTTGCGGGCAGTATTTCTCGCAGCCAACATAAATGACATAGGGAATGTTTTTCTTTTTAGGACATAGACTTTGTCCTGGATAGTTACTTTTGACATTTGATTTAGATTTAAATTTTAAAAATAAAATAAGGGAGGAGTTTCCCCCTCCCCGTATTTTTACTAAGCTTCGAACAAGAAGAAGTTGTTCGCACCAAGAGTACATAAAGCACGCTCAGATAAGAAGTTAACTTCCATTGCATCAAGGTCACTAGTTTGAGCACCACCGGCAGAACCTGTGATCCAAGTTTTGTAACGACGATCTTCAGTCTCAGAAGCACGGTAACGAACGTGTAAGAACGGACGTTTAGCGTTTTTGCCTAAGATTTGATCGTATACAGTAGTAGAACCAGCAGGAACCAAGATTCCGTTGATAGCACCACCAACGATACCACCACGAAGAGTTGCATCATTCAAGTATTTCCAGTCAGTCTTGTAGAAGTCATAACCACGCTTGAATCCTTTGAAACCTAAGTTCAAAGCCATGTTCTCATCGTTGTTAAACAAACCGTAAGAAGTACCGTTAGTACCGTAAGAGTTTTGAGAAGCTAACATATCATCTACATCGAAAGAGAACTGACGATTTAAGAAGATAACATTCTCTTGGATAGATCCTTGCTTGTCAAGACGTTGGATGATTGAATCAAAGTCAGACAAAGTAGTAGGGTTACCACCAGCCCAAACGTTACCACGAGTAGCAACAGCATCAAATAAACCTTCAGTACCAGCAGCACCAGGTTGTACTTGAGAAGCAGCAACTGTTAAGTAAGCCAAAGCAGCAGAACCAGCCTCAGCAGGAACACCTTCAACCATTGACATCTCTAAGTAATCTTCGTAACGTAAACGAGTCTCATGCTCAGATTTGATGTACCATAAATATCCAGTAGCACCATTTTCTGAAGTTACTTCAACCCATCCGATTTGAGCCATATCAGAACCAGATACTGTGTACTTGTCCTTAATGATAATAGGCTTGTTCTCGAAGAATAAATCTTCAGACTCTAATGAACCAATCATTCCTGTTGATCCTTTAGTGAATTCTGATCCGTAAACGAATGCAGTAGAAACAGCAGAAGCAGCGATAGTTTGTCCACCAGCAGCATAGTAAGCTACAGAGAAAGTATTAGCAGCTGAATCAACAGCAGTGATAATAGCTTTGTCAGAAGCAGCTCCAGCGTTAGCTGATAAGAATACAGTTTGGTTAACACGGAAGTTACAGTTAACTCCAGCATCTGCAACTGTCCAAGTAGCTGTATCAGCTCCTACAACAGCAGTAGTAGTTACACTAACATATTTAGTGTGTAAACGTCCTTGCTCTGCCCACTTAATTAAGTCAGAGTTAGACGGCATCTCAGCTCCTACTAAACGTAAGAAAGATGCAATAGAACGATTACCATAACGCTCGAATTCTTTCTCATAAGTATCTGGAAGATACTGGTTCATGAAATCGAAATTGGTAATATAGTTTGTTGGCAAAGTAGATTTTACTGCCGATGGTTGTAACTGATACCCAGGTACCGGTTGTACTGATCCCATAATTGTAATTTTTTTTGGTTAGAAAATTATTTTATTCTAAGTCTGTTTCCGTGATCACTATCCATAGCAGTTATCTTAAAGCCACCCTTATCTATTGGTTGGCCTGTTGTTCGAACTGATCCCATATCAATGTTCTTGCTTTGTTTAGCTGACTCATCAATGGCATCTGATTTGCCTTGTTCGTAAAAAAAACGAGCAAATGCATCTCTGTTCATAGCAACAGCTATAGTTTTATGATACTCTTTCGCATCCTTAATGTATCCTTTTTCATCAACGAAATTGTTAAAGAATTTAGATAAGTCCAACTGTTTGTTTTTTAAGTCCTCTGCATTTCCTGGTTTCCAAGATAACTCTTTATCACCAACCCCAAATTTGAAACCTTCAAATTCATTAGTAAATAATTCGTTTGTCTTTTGAACAAAAAATTCAGACTTCTTTGTCTGCTCCTGTTGTTGCTCAGTAAGCTGACTCATGTATTGCTTATAAGACTTCAATTCTTCTTGGTCTTGAGAAGAAACAGATTGTGTACCAATCGACTCAATCGGTGCTCTGTATTTTTCTTTTTGATCCTCGAAATACCTTGTTGCCTTAGTAAGTTCTTTTTTAAATGCAAGTTTTTTCTTTTTAACATCCCTTTCCTCATCCAATTCCTCATCATATGCGAATCTGTCTGACATCTCATATTGGATATCATCGTCATCTAATTCAGGATTCATCTCTTTTAAATACGTAGCGATTAAACGCTCCGGCTTTTCATTAGAGAAATCTTGGTTAATACGATAGAAGTCATCTAGGCCACGTCCTGTTTCTTTCTTAAATTTTAAGAATGCTGAAACATCTTCAGGCAATAATTCCTGATTAGACTCAACTGGCTTAAACAAATCTTCCATGGAATTAACATCCCTGTTATACTTGCTTTTGATATATGAAAGAACGTCGGCATCATCAAATGATGGTGCTTGAGGAGTTGATTGCTCTTCTCCTGAGAAACCTTCAGCTGTGTCGGGTTCAGCCGGGATTTCTAATTTAATATCTTCAGACTCCTCAATTTGAGGTATACCTGTTTTCTCTTCGTGCACTTTTAGTAAAGTCTCCTCTACTTCTTGGACAGACTTCTCTTCAAAGTCAACCAACTTTACTTGATAATTTTCCATTTAAATTAAATTTTAGTTTTGCAAAAGTAATAAATAAAATTATCTTGGATTGAACTGCTCTAAACTAAAGCCATCCAATGAATCTTCTTCAGACTCAAAATCCATAGCAGGTAAGTCTTTTTGGCGTTGCTCAATCAACTTAGACTGCTGTGTGGCTTGTAATTTAGTTCTATCATCCTTAGCTTTTTCTTTCTCCATATCCAACTCTTTAATTTGACT